TTTGGTTCAGATAAACTCAAAAAGACGCGGAAAGTATTCTAATGCAAAGTGTGGTGTATATCATCCTCTGAATCCAAAGAAGTATCTCGGATCTCAACTTCCAATCTTCAAAAGCAATCTAGAGTACTTATGCATGAGATACTTAGACTCAAACGACTCAATACTATCATGGAGCTATGAGCCACAGAGCATTAAGTACTTCGACAAAGTCAAGAACAAAGTGAGGCGCTATTACATTGATTTCATTTGTGTTGCTAAAGCTGGAAACTTCAAGAAGACAATCTGGCTAGAGATAAAGCCGTTGTCTGAGACTCATGCTCCTAAACGCAAAACTGATGCTAAAGCAATGGCAACTTGGATAACAAACACTTGCAAATGGCAAGCAGCTTAGGAACTTGCTCGAAGCAAGGGGTATGAGTTTCATATCTTGACCGAAGAGCAATTAAAGCTCTAACTTTACTCCCGAAGTAAATAGTCTTCAAAGAGAAGACTATGGAAGTTAGAAGTTTTAATTGCGAGCTCGGGATTGCGAATCTACTATTCAAACGCCTCTTCAACAACATCAAGATTGAGCGCGTAGATTCAAAGGGAGCAAAGAAAGACATCGTTGTGAATTGTCAGTTTGGACAACGTTCACGCATATTAAAGAACTGGTAGAATTCTGATAAGAAAGCGATGATCAAGCTTCCAATGATCATCATAAACAGGACAGGATATTCTCGTGATCCTGCTAGATTGAGCAATCTTCACAATGAAGTCAAGTATGAAGTGACAAAGAAGAACCGCATCTATGACTTGATGCAACCTGTTCCTGTCTCTATCAACTACGAAGTCACAATCCTTTCAAAATGGCAATCTGACATTGATCAGATTGCGTCCAACTTCATGGTGTTCTTCAACTCGTCATTGTTTGTCAGCTGCATCCATCCGAAGTTTGATGGCATCAAGATGAATAACCAGGTTGTCATGGAAGACTCCATTTCGGAAGAGCATCCAGATGAGCTAGACGGAAGCTCAGATGACTTTGTCACATCAACATTCAACTTCACATTCAAGACATTCTTGTTTGCTGGAATGAAGCAAGCAAAGAAGATCTAGTCTTAGGTGTTGTCAACATACATCAGCTCATACATCTCATCGGCAGCATATGAGTTCAAAGATGATTCAGAGGTCCTAGAATATCTTGCAAAATCATCGCATGGAAAGCTTTCAACAATGGTGTCAGCTGCTGTCACCTCTGAAGTGACATCGTATGTTCCAAATCCTGAGATTAGTGATTTGGTGTACGATGACTTTACACCAATCATCAACCAGATTGATGTCGGATTCTATCCTGTTCCGATGGTCTCATCGATTGCTGAGCATATTGAAGTAGTCGACACACAATACAAAGAAGAGTATTCAAACATCTCGGCATATGTGTCAAGTACAAGTTACATAAGCGGAGTAGTTGAATATGAAGATGAGCATCATAACATCCAAAGTTGTCTCACATCATTGACTCCTGCCGACATGATATATGAAGTCGTTGATTCTGACAGCACAATCTATCCCTATACTGACCGCATAATCTGGAGAATTGACGCAGCTTCTCCGAATCAGTTCCCTGACAACGTCTATACCTACCGCAAGAACTAGATCTGACAAATCTAGGCGAGTAGAATCTATAATGGATGAGCTTCATTTACACAGCAGATCCTTCTAAGCGCAATAAGCGCATTCACATCAAGTACTTGTATGTAAGCAGAACAGCTTCTAGCAAGAAGTCTATGTCATTCATTTCGATTCTTACTGCTGATGACAGGTACATTGAATATGAGATGCAGATCAATAATGATGTCATTGCACCATGTCTTGCAAGAAGAATCAGAAGCCTTTTCCAGCCGTATCAGCTTACTGTTGACTCTGAAGTAGTGTTTAGCCGCGACTATGACATATAGTCTCCTCTCTACACTTACATCACTTTCATTTAGCATCATGTCCAGTTCAACTTCAGGACGGTCACTACTGAGACAGTCCTTCGCGGAATTGCTGCATATCACAAGACATACTTGAAAGCTAAAGGGTCTAAGATAAACAAGAATATGACAAATGCTCTTTGGAGAAAACTGGTCGAGAATGAGCCTTGTCCTTGGATAACAAAGACATGCGACTATCAGCTCAAGAGCATGAGCAACTATCGTGCAAGAGATAAGAAGTTAGTGAAGCTTGGAATTTACTATCTTGTCTTGAAGAACTATCGAGATGCAATCTGGCGCAGAGGATATTAGAGGAAGCTATTGCAGCAGCAATCTCAGAATTCAGATGAGAGTTAGCTTCAAGATGAGTAAGATATACATAAAACGAAATCAATACAGAAAGGTAAAGAAACAACTATGAAGTTAAATGATGCATTCAAGAACCTGAGCAAAGAAACAGGTATAGAGACAATTGAGGAATCTCCTTTTGCAAAAGTGAAAGAATTCCTTTCTACAAACAGCCTAGCATTGAATAGGATTTGCTCCGGTTCAGTCTATAATGGAATTCCTCAAGGCCGCATAACATGTCTCTATGGAGAAAACTCTTCTGGAAAGTCTCTCATCGCATACATGACTGCTATAACGGCATTGAAAGAAGGAAAGATTGATACCGTAGTAGTTGTAGACTCCGAAGGCGGTGTGCTAAACAAGACATTTGAAGATAGTGGTATCGACTTGTCAAAAGTCTATTACATGCCTGTCAAATCAGTTGAAGACTGCTCAGTGAAGATGACAAAGCTATATGACACATTTGATAAGTGCCACGCTGAATATCTTGAAGATCCAGACAACAATGAAGACATCAGATCATTAGTGATCTTAGATTCTTTTGGTGCTCTTACTGCTGAAAAGCAACTTAAGGACGCTTTGGATAAAGACAAGATGGTTGCCGACCAGGGTGTTTCAGCAAAGATGCGCAATGCATTGATCAGAGGATTGATGATGAAAGTCGTGACTTCAAATGTTGGCCTGATCTGCATCAACCACTCATATTCTGGTCCTGAGATGTTCCCGTCAAAAATCAAGAATATGAGCGGTGGTGAGGGTGTCAAATATGCGTCACATCTCATCATTCAATGCGAGAAGCTTCTGATCAAGTCTGCTGACACAGAATTCTTGACCGGAAGTGAAACTGACGAAGTTGACAAGAACAAGGGTTTCTACAAAGGTAACAAGCTTAAGTTGTTCTCTGTCAAGAACCGCACAGTAGTTCCAGGTTACAATACGACAGTGTACATTGATTTCAAGAACGGTCTTAGCAAGTATGATGGCTTGGTTGAAGATGCAGTGAAGTTCGGATTCCTTGAAGAGGTCCGTGGTGGTTATGTGTGTCCAAGTTATTCTGAAAAGAAAGTCACTTATAAGGAGCTTATGGGAAATGACGAGCTTTGGAACACATTCATTGCAGATTTTGACAAGAAGTCCCAAGAAGTCATGGCATATTCGAATGCTATCTCTAAAGAAATTGAAAAGATAGAGATCGAAGAGAACATCGACTAAAAACAAGTGTACGTAGACACGCTGTTTTGAATCTCGCTCTATCATCCGGTAGAGTGAGATTGTGTTTAACAACAACTATGTGATTGATACACAATGAAAGTTTACACTGCAACAGAAATAGAGCAATATACTGTTCGCATCAGAGACATAATAGCCAAACACCCAAAAACATTTGGGCATGTCATAAAGAGTTCAAAGAACAAAGACATAATCACCTTCTTAGATTCTATGTTTCCATTGCTTGCAGACAACTTCTATAAGCTAAACACTAAGCTGTATTGGTTGTTCAATGGTCTGTCTGATTTTCCTGTATGTGAATGCCCTGATTGCCATAGTAAGATACTTCGAAATGCTTTCTTCTATGACAGATACCCTCTTTATTGTTCCAGATCATGTGCAGCTAGAGATCCAAAGACATTGCAGAAGATTCAAAACACTAATCTTAAACGCCACGGTGTGAAATGCACTTTGTAGACAGAGAAAGCATGGGATGCAATTCATAGAGCAGTTATTGACAAGTATGGAGGAACAACTGGAAACATATGGGAAACTGATTTCGGCAAGAACAAATGCAAGGAGACAAAGCTGCGGAAAAACAATGGAAAGTTTGAAAGCGAAGAGTCTACTTAGAAGCGAAAAGACACTGTCATCTCCCGATATGGAGGAACAACAGGCAACATCTTTGGAACAGAGCAAGGAAAAGCTTCATGTAGAAGAACATGGAAACAGAAGTACGGTTTTGATCATCCAAACTAGAATCCTGAGAAGCGTAAGCATATAAGTGAATACATGCAGTCAGATGAAGTTCAAGAGAAGCGCAACAACACGATGATGAAGAACCATTCTTTCAACACTTCAAAGCCTGAAGAAGATGCATATGAGCTGATATGCAAGAAGTTTGGGATCGATTGTGTCATTAGACAGCATAAGTCTGATCTCTATCCATTCAATTGCGATTTCTATGTGACGACATGTGACTTGTATATCGAGTTTCAGGGAAGCTGGACTCATGGAGATCATGCATTTAATCCTTAGGCTGAAGAAGACGTTAGACGTCTTGACTACATGAAGTCGAAGATATTGAGAAAACAGGATCAGAAGCATAGAGGCAAGTTCTATGAGACTGCAATCAGGGTATGGACAATCATGGATCCGCTTAAAAGAGAAACTGCATAGAAGAATAGCTTGAAGTTCTTCGAATTCTGGCACCTAGATGATCTTAGAGCTTTTCTAGACTCTTTCACGATCTCAACATGAAATGTCTACCCGAAGTACAATAATCATCAAAAGGTAAGTTTGATATGAGTAAGAAGATAAAGCCGGTATTTGAAGATAAGCCAGTTGCATAGACAACTAAAGCAAATGAGACTTCTCAGATATCATCTCAAAATGACATAGTAAACACACAAAGCGTCACATAGAAAGTTGGGCCAAAATCTTTGACTAAAGAGATGATAGACAAACTGGAGTCATATGACTAGCTGATAGAGCAGAATTCAATTCTCTTAAGAGAGAAAGATGAGTTGACAGACAAAGTCGGAGAGTATTTGACTGAGTTGAAAGAGCTGAGAGAACGCCCAGCAATAAGCGGAAATGCATCTTTGTCAATTATGATATCTGATTTGAAGCTCCAAAACGAGCAGCTATAGAAGACTACGGATGACTATCTCTTGAAGATCTCACAACTGACATTTGACAATGCAAAGTTGTTGTCTCAAGTTCAACAATTGAGCAAGCAGCTTCAAAGCTCGTCATAGAGCAATGTCAAAGATGATGGGACAATAACAAATGAGGTTCCACAATTCACTCAGCCTGAAGTCAATCCTGATCCATACAATCCCTATGTCAACAATGGGTATTCAGAATGGAGTTGATGTTTCAAAATCTAAGAGGGTACAACATCAAACATGGATGAATTAGACTTTTCAAATGATGTCATTGAGAAACTTCTCTTAAGAAGAGTTTTGTCTGACAAGAAGTGGCTTACTATCATATCAAATGTGTATGATAAGCTTTTCGCTAAAGCGAAGTTCAAAGACAAGAAGACGTTGTTCAGTGACTAGAAAGTAAGCTTAGTAATGAAGCTTGCTCTAAAGTTCTTCAATAAGCACAGCCAATGCCCTTCACCTAAAGTGATCTAGCTTCTAGCAAAGAAGTACAAAGAGATTCATCCAGAAGAAGTCGACTATGATTTGTCAGAAGTCAACATGTTGTTGTCAGAGACTTCAAACATGAACTACAGCATTGATGACAAAGTGCTGACATCTAACTTCACATCATACATTCTGAAGCAGGCATTGTATGAGACATTGAGCGACAATGCATATCTTCTGACATCAGAGAACTCTGATTTTCAGAGCGTAGTCGACTAGGTTCTTGACAACTTCAACTCGGTCTAGAAGATAACGTTTGATGACTCTAACATGGGCATGAACTACTTTGATGAGCAAGCAATGAAGGATCATTGGGAGTTCTTGAAGAATCCTGAAGCAAAGATAAGCACAGGATGGAGCGCTTTAGATGTATATACAAATGGCGGTTTCTTGAAAGACGGCAGAATGCTAGGTTTGATAATGGCTCAGGCTGGTCTTGGAAAATCAGTGTTCTTGAGCAACCTTGCAGTCAACTTCCTGAAACAGAACCTTAGCGTAGTTGTCATATCGCTTGAGATGAGCGAGAATGTGTATGCTCAGCGATTCGACTCTCATATCTCAAAGAAGAATATCAACAAGCTTGCTGAGTATGAAGAGACGGCGGTTCAACGAATCAAAGAGTTCTATTCTCAATATCCTAATTCAAACCTGTTCATCAAGGAGTACCCACCAAGAAGCATAAGGTCAAGAGACATTGAGACATATCTTGAGAATCTTAGGAATGCTGGTCATAAGATTGATGTCATTGTGGTTGATTACTTGAATCTTGTCCTTCCAAATCATGGATCAGATTCAATGTACAAAGACGGATTGAGTGTGTCAGAAGAGCTTAGGTCTCTCAGCTATAAGTTCAATGCTCCAGTCATATCTGCTGTCCAAGCAAATTCTGAAGGAATGAACAATGAGAGCATTGACATGCAGAATGTGTCAGAATCAAGAGGAATTGTTCATACTGCCGACTTCTTAGTTGCACTGATGCAGAAACCGGATGATAGAGAGAATGGATTCATAAAGATGAGAATCTTGAAGAACCGTCTTGGTGGTCAAGTCGGAAAGATATGCAACTTCTAGATGGATTCTGAGACATTGACTGTAGCAGACCGGACATTCGACACTAACTTCAACCAAGAGAGCGAAGATGATGACACAACGTATGGAAACATTCTGAAGAACCTTCCGAACATAAGTGCAAATCTAGACTAGCTCTAATGAGTGTACAATATCCATATGAAGACTAACCATATTTGAGACAACATGATGAAATCAACAAGTTCAAAGACAAACAAGAAGACTGCAAAGAAAGAATCTTCAAAGAGGAAGACTAGACAATGTAAAGCATCAGTCAAACCTGCAGCAAAGGCAACAATCAGAAAGCAAGCAACTGCTATAGAGAAAGTCAAGAATTTTGTAAGAGAGAAGTTCAAGAAGAAACCGGAGACTGATCCAGATAAGCTTGAAGCTGAAATAGCAAATGAGCAAGAGGATCAGAAGAAGACAAAGAAGAACTAGAAGGTCAGTGATGCTACAATATCATTCTTCTATACGAACGACAAGTTCATGAACTAGTTTGAAGACAAAGAGATCATTGCTGACATACGTAAGAAGTACCCGACATTCCTGATGACAAAGACTGATTCTGAAGCAAAGCAAGTCATCATAGCACTGATAAGTGACAAGCAATTTGTGACATAGCTTCTTGACTACTACAACATCACAATTCTTGACTTCTTCAAGTTGATCTTCAGGACAGAGATGACCGTGTTCAAAGGTGCGTTCTTGAATCGCATGAGTAAGATAGTCAATGAAGCTGACTACAGTAAGCAAATGAGAGTTAAGTGAGATGGGATCTCCTGAGAGCATTGACAAGACTTTGATTGACGGTCCTTACGTCGCAAAGTAC